TCAGCCGCGCACGAAGGCCGAGGCCAAGAGGCATAGGCCAGCAAAGCGCATGCCGTAATAGATCGCCATCGACAGCGAATTCTCATGGATGCGATCGATCACCTCGCGGAAGTGACCGCCTTTCATTTTTCGGATGCGCCGGTCGAGATAAATGGAAGCGACCAGCAGGACGCTGAAACCGACAACGGCATAAGCGAGGTTGAGCAGGAAGGAGATAAGAATCGGCATTTCATGGCCTCACGGAGACATGATCGACAATCCAGGAGAAGGCCGTCGCTGCCGCCGCTCCCGCCGACGCGACGGCAATCAACACCTTCCAGCCGCCACGCGCCTGATCAAAATGTGTGGTGAGGCGCTTCACCGTCCCGTTGAGTTCCTCCATCGTGCGCTCCAACTGCGCGACGGTGGCGCGCAGCTCGCCGAATTGCTGCGGATCGATCTCGCCCGACATAACTAGCTCGGCCAGGCGAAAGAAGGCATGGTGGCGGCGAAATCCTCGGGAGAGAGCTGCGGAACCGGACCGGCCAGGATTTGCGCCAAGCGCGCATAGCAGGCATTCCACACCAGGTCCCGCCAGGCTTTCAGTGCTGTCCCTTCGGCATCAAACCGGGCGACGCCGCTACCGGCATAGGTACAGGCGCTGACAATCCCGTCATAAGCGCGTTCCTGCGCCTTTGCGTCGAGCATCGCCTGCACGGCAGCAAGATAGTCACGCTCCGTTGGCGGCGGCAGCGGCGGCGGCGGTGCATAATTCATCCCGTCGAATGACCATCCCTGGGCCGCGGCATCAGGCGCATCTTCGCGGATCTGCGCCATGAGGCTTGCGTGCAGGACAGGCATGGTCTCGAAGATTTCGACAATATGGCCCTCGGCAATGCGGACAATCTTGCTCATCACGACCTCACGCATACTCAAAAATATGAACGATACCCGATCCGCCATTGCCGCCGGCCATGATAGGAGTGGTACTGTTATAAGTACCAAGCCCCCCAGAGCCGCCACCGCCGGTGTTAGCGGAAGCACTATTTGGCGCAGCATTATTTGAAAATGCACAGGGTGCTGCACCATGCCCGCCGAAAGGGCCAGCAGCCCGTCCACCCGGAGTGTGTCCAGCTGCTGTGCCATATCCGGTTAGCCTAGCTGGGGCATCGGCTTGGAGGTTTATGTCGCCGCCAACTCCGGAGCCACCTGTCGGCAACGGACCAATGTTCGCTTGGCCACTCACGCCAGATCCCCCCATTCCACCGGTCGCGGAACACCAGCCCCCAAATGATGAGGTACCGCCAGTTGCTCCTTGAGTTACTGCACCACCCGCGCCACCGCCCCCGCCACCGCCAATAGTTACTACCTCATTTGCCGCAAGAGCGCCGGCTAAAATCTTACGAATAGCACACCCACCGCCCGCACCCGCTTGTCCTCCGCCAAAAAGTGAGGCCATACCATTGGTACTACCCGCCCCACCGCCACCGCCGATTACATAGACGATGATAAAATTGGAATTGGGATTCTTCGTGTAGGTGCCGCTTGATGTGAAGGTGACAATGTTAAGCAGCCGACCCGCCGAAGGCAGGCCCAGCAGCGCCGAACCGTCGACAGAGGGAAGTTTTCCACTACCATCGAGTTGAACGACATTGCCGGCAGCGGTGCCGGCATTCTTGGTCGCCGCGGTGCCAAGGCCGAGATTGCTGCGGGCTGTCGCGGGATCTGTTGCGCCGGTTCCACCCGAGGCGATTGTCAACGGCAGCGACACGGATGCGGCGGAGGCGGCTGCCGCTCCCGCACTGTCCGCCGCGTTCGCCGCGGCGGCCACCGCAGCGGCGGCACCATTTTGTGCAAGCGACGCATTTGTGGCGATGGCATTGAAAGCGGTGGAAGGATCTTCGGTGCTGGATACGCCAACCAAGACGGCCCGGCCGATCTTCTCCGCCAGTTGTTGGCATTGATAGACAATGCGGTCCAAGGCGCGTTCTATCACAGCCGGATAGAAACCTCCTTGGTTGGTAATGCTCGTCTGCTGGTCATAGCTAACAACGCGCAGCAAGGTGATCTTTTCGGCTGACGTGATCGGCGCGCCGCTGACCGGATAGGTCACGTTGACGCCGCCAGGATCGCCGAAACCGCCCACCCCGTAAAGCGCCGGATCGAGCAAAGCTTCGTTGCCGGCGGCATCAGTATGATAGACTTGCAAATCTGCTGGCTGATCGATCCGAAACCCGCTGTTCCACAACCGGGTCACGTCGTTTCCGACAAAGGGGCCGGCTTTGCTGGAAGTGGTCTGAACGGTCATAGATCCCTCATCGAACGATGTTGTGATTATGGCATATATGTTGCTTTTAACGCAACATTCCAAGAATCGCAATCGGCCGGCTATCCTGGGCCAACGCAGGAAAACCTCATCTCCTGCCTCGGCATCGGCGGCTACGCACCCAGGCTACGACCGGCGGGCGGCGATCGCCTCAATGGCAATGCTACCGATCCGACGACGGCTCCGCCATGATACGCTGCGTCTCATGGCCTGCATCATTGATGAAGCGAGCCATTTCGAGATGGCGGCTTACCGTCGCGAGATCCTGCGGAAGCAGGTCGCCTTGCCAGCGTCGATGTATGGAGAGTGCGTTCGCCAGATCTCCTTGATCCAGTGCTCCTCCAATGCGCGCAACGAGCAACTCGCTGGCGGTAGCCGCACGCGCAGCCAACCCCGCTGCAGAGACAGCGACCGGTTCCACGTGTTGATCCGCATCCTGCAACTGCCGCATCGCCAGATCAGTCCGCGCCTGGGCGGCGACATGCAGTTGCCGTACGAAATTTTCGTCATCGTTGTAAAGGAGCGCGACGGCATCCCGGCTCTGCCCAAGCTGCCCCCTATCGAGATCGTCGTCATAGACGCGCTGCTGCGCGACCGCGTGACGTTGGATGGCTTCCTTGGCCGCCTGCCCCCAGCCCACGATCGCCGATTGAGCCAGTCCAGCCGCGGCGGGCGACCCGGCATTGGCCAGCGTATCCGACTGCAATTGGTCGACGTTCCCAAGAACCTCCGGCAGGGCGTCAACTGCAGCCTTGCCGGTCAACCCGAAATAGTCGCTTTGCAGTTGATAAGCGCCGCCATTGAAATCGTTGGTAAGACCGATTGCATCGCTGATATCGGGCGTGAACTGTGGCATCGGCAAAGTCAGCAGATCAAAAGGCGAGCGTTTTTCATCCTCATTCTGTTGCGCAATTTTTTGGCGTTCTTTTTCCTGCTGGCGATAGGTAGCGACGCTCTTGTCTGCCTGGTCGGCCACATCTCCCAAGCCCTTGCCGAGAGACAGCACCGATTTGCCGATACCTGCACCAAAGGCGTCTTCGCTGGCGCTTATCGTGAAATAAGGGGTATTTGCCGCAGCGGGCCTGACTTCGCGCTGATTCACACCTGGGATGATTGGCATATGAGCCCTCGTTTATTGATTCGTGGCCTTGTTGGCGGCGGTAACGCTTCGTCTTTGAAGTCGGTGCAAATGGCCGAGGTCAGATATAGAGGCCGCCGATCTTGGACACGCCGCCAAGCAGCGAGGTACCGAGATCGAAATAGCCGGAAGTCTTCGCATTGGCCGCCTGCATGCGCTGAAGCTGGCTATCTGCCTGGAAATTCATGCCCTGAATCTGATATTGCCGCGCCTCAAGGGTCGCATTGCGGCGGATCGTCAGCGCGTCCAGCTCGCCGGTCCCAGCAATGTCGCCCACCAGATCGAGGGCGCTTCCACTGGAAAGATCTGCGCCCTGCGCCGCCAGGCTGCTGCGCTGCTGGCCGATCAGCAATTGGGTCTTCTTGCGCTGCTGCTGCTCTTCGACTGCCCCACGATCGAGCGCATCCTGTGCGTTCTGTTGGGCGATGATCCGATTGTTGTGCGCGACGGCAGCATTGTATTTCGCCTGCGTGGCCTGTGCGTGGCTCTGCTGGATGGCGCCATAGGCCGACAGCGCTGTCGAGGCGACCGTCGCGGCGACCGAAGCTGTTGCCATGGCCGAGGCCATGGTCGCGGAAAGGCCGGCAACGGCCGGAACGGCGATGAGACACATGATTTACCTCTCAGTTGGCTGGTTAGGCTGTCGCAGCCTGCGCCATTGTCGCCTCGCGCATGGAGCCCGCCGACGTCACCCAGATCTCATTTCGAACCGATGATGCGGCATACCGAAAGGCCCGTAGGGCGCCGCCGGATACAGGGTAAAGCCCATCCAGCCGAGCCAGCGGATCGCCGCGGCATAGCGTGCATCGACCCAGTTGACCAGCAGTGGAAAATCCGCACGCATCCGCGCCAAAAAGGGCCGATAGTATTTGAGGAAAGCCAGCCGATGCCTGTCGACGGGATCCGCAGATAGCAGCCACGGCATGCCAACGCCGCTCAGCAAGGATTCACTGCCAATTCCGAACATGCAGGCCGGTATATCGTCGATCAACCATGTCCACGCATAGAGCGATGACGCCAGCGATATCTCCAGCCCGGCTGAGGGTGTCAGGCCCGCGGCTGCCCAGACCTCCTGACGATCGCTCTCCCGCATGATGCCCGCCATCCTGTCCACATGGACAGGCCTGGCCGCGACTACGTGATAGCGGCGACAAATCGCCTCAATTTCCAACATCGACCTCCGGAATTGCGGCGAGGATCGTGCAGGGCAAGGGGTTGTCCTGGCGGATCAGGATGCGGCCATTGCTGTTCCAGGTGGGGTCGAGGATGACGCGTTCCTGCCCGGTCAACAGACCGATCGGCGTACCGTACATCTGTGTGCTGCGTTCCTTGACTTCCGTCAGCCTGGTATAGTCGCCGTTATCATAGACACCGCCGATCTTGATGCCACGGCTGTTCTCCAGTTTGACGGTCACGGCCGATACCTTCTTGCGCTTTCCCTGCACAGTCGGATCGCCGAGATCAAGGTCCAGCGTCTCCAGTTCAGCCGCGAAGGGAAGCCCGATGATGATGCGGCTGGCCGGATTGTCGAGACTGATCGTGCCGCCGCTGACGGTCGCGGGCGGAAAGACATTACCATCGCCCAGCACACCGACAGTCTTGCCCTCGAGATGCCCCAGTCCGCTGACGGTATCGGTCGGGCCGCCGTCATACTCAAGTGCGCAGTCGAGAAACCAGGCATCCGCGACATTATCGAACTGGCGGCTATGCAGGCGTTCGACATAGCGCCTGTTCTGGCCATTGACGCTGCGCCGCACGATGAAGTAGGCGACGTCCTCGCCGGCCTCGGATATGACGGCAACACTTTCAAAGAACCCGTCGGTATCGTGGCGGTGCCAGCCGAAGACCGATTGCTCTTTCATATAGGTGAAACCAAGCAATACGCCATCCTCGCGCACTGCCCATATGATGCGGAAGGGCTCCTGGGCATAGCCCCATTCGACGATATTATGGCCGTGAAACAAGTGGTCTGCCCAGACGGATCGGTCCGTGCCGGTATAGCTGTCGCTGGCGAATTCATAAGAGATGTCGCGGACGACGCTGCCCTTCTCCTGGACGAAGAGGATCGTGTTGTTGGCGGCGATAGGCTGCAGATCGGATGCGCCGTTATAGCTCTGCGGCTTGGTGTAGCAATTGGCCGGCGTGATCGCGTCGCTGTTGGAGCCGGCGAAGCATTTCCACTCGGCGCCGCTGGTCAGCAGGATGAGCACGTTCATCGACACCATGTGCTTGATGGCATTGACCTGGGATGCCACCAATGTCCGGGTGATGGCATCGTCATCCTTGGTTGGCGAAGAGACGTTCATATTCTTGAAATTTCCGGTCTGGGTCGCCCAGAGGGTCTGCGGTTGCTTCAGCGAATTCGCGAAGAACTTGCGCTGCTCGTGATAGGCGACGGTACTCGGCCAATTGCCGCCGGCAAAAGGATCGCGGCCCGCCGGCGGCGTATTGCTGGTATCGGCCTTGATGAAGGTGTCCTTGAAGGAGGTCGCGGCCGACGAGCCGATGATGCCGAAGGTGCCGCTATCTTCGCGATAGACATTGAACTTTGCGACACCCGGCTGACTGGCCCATGAGATTGTAATCGGCGTGGTCGTGGAAAGGGCGGCAGCCGCCGTGGTGCGCGTGAAGCAGAGTATGGCCGTCCCGCCGCTCGCATAGGCGCTATAGCCCGTGCTATCGAGATTGCTGTTGTCGAGCTGGCGCAGTTCCGCCGTATTCGATCCGGTCACATTGACCAGGCAGGCATGCCCGTTGATCTCCGTCATGCCGGCAACACCGGTAATTAGAATCTCGTCGCCGCTCGAGAGATTGTGGGCGACGGCCGTCGTCATCACCGCTGGATTGGCGCGGGTCAATCCACTGATATTGACCGAGACACCAAGGCCGGACAGGCTTTCCTCGGTATCGTCGGCATTGACCGCCGTCACCTTGTAGCGATAGGTCGTGCTGCCGGTGCTCGGAACCGACAAGGCGAGGCCACTTGGCCGTGCCACCTGGGGCGCAAAGGCCACCGGCGTAAAAGTCCAGGCGGCATCGCCTGTCCGGCTGAGGTCCTGAGGCTGATAGGCCGGATGACAGAATGTCATGACATCCGCCGACTGAGTATATTTCAGGAGGGCGAGATCACCGATGCCATAGGGTGTCGCGATCTGGTAGATTGCATCGGGGGCCGACAGGACGTAACCGCCATCCCTGATGACGCGCATCAGATGATCACCGAATTCCAGCACATAGGTGACCTGGCCATTGAACTGAAAGGGAATCAGACGGCCACGCTTGCCACTATCCACAATCTCGCCGATGAATTCCGTCCCGGGCCGATTACTGGCGCAGCCGCCTGGATGGACGAAGAAGTTGCGCATCTTGCGGGTGCCGATACGGTACAGTGCCTGATCGACCCGGCCATAGAGCTTCGGCGACAACTCGCCGGCCGCGAAGCTCGGTTGAATGACGCCGTTGCTCATCGGTCGAGAATCCAATCCGGCAAGACCATCTGCAGGTGGATGCCTTCATTGGCATCCGCCGTCGCCGCCTCGCTCAGCATCAGGCGCCATTGCGTCAGGCAAGCCTGCATCAGAGCCGTGCTGCCGGTGAGCGGAATGGCCAGTTGCGCCCCGCAAGCCCAGGTCAAGGCACTGATGAAGCCGGCTGGAAACAGGGCGGTATTGGTGATCCGCTTGGTGAAATAGGCGAGCGCCTGGGGCTGGTCGCAATAAATCACCTTGAGGTCGTTTCCCTGGGCATCGATGTCGACGGCGGCCTCATAGGGAACCGGTGGCGTATTGGTATTGAGCATGGCGGTATCGGCGACAGCGGCGGCGCCGACCGCCGGCATTGTCATCACGGCGCCGTTGCCGGCCTCTTGCGCCCCGAGCTGCTGCGCGAGCGGCTGATAAAGGCCACGAATCTTCAGGCAATCGCTGGGATAGGCATAGCGATACTGCCAGTCCGGCGGCGGCTTGCCGAGATCGGCCAGGTAGCGACGCGCCCGGGCGAAGCCCCAGTCGACCGCATCCAGGGTTTCGTCGCGTGCCTGTTCGTAGATCGTATTGAAGCCGCGGGCTTCCGGTGAATCCTCGGCCAGATCGGCGATGCTCGAGCGCGTGCCGATGCGCGACAACGACAGATTGGCGATCTGGATAAGATCGGCCATGGGAGCTCCTTCCCTGCTCGGAACGTACTATTTTCTGGGCTTGTTCTTGACCGCCGCTACGACCGGGGCCCTGACCGGTCCGCGCGGGGCGACGGCGATGCCCGACTTCATTGGGACAGCCGGTAGTTGACTGTGCCGCTGGTATAGGCGGTACAGTTCAGCCGATAGAGCACACCCTTTTCCGGCTCGCTGATGCTGAGGCTGGTCGGCGCCGTGAAGCTGGCGGCCGTGCCGCCGGTATCCCGCGCGACCGGGATGAAGGTGGTGCCGCCATCGAAACTGCGCTCGACCGTGACGGTGCCAACGAAGGTCCCCGACAAGGCGATATTGAAATCCCCCCACAAGGCTTTGCCGGCCGAGATGCCGGTAGCGGTGAAACTGCCGCTGAGCACTTCAACGGCTTCATCATTGGCGTTGCTGCTGCGTTTTCCCATGACCGGCTCCTCAGTTGAGATCGAGCGGAGCGGCTTCTTCGCCATCCGTTTCGACCGATTCATCCCGCAGGGTAGACAGGGCCGACGCGGCTTTGGCTGCCTTGCGGGCAGCGGCGTCCAACGGCAGCAGGTTGCTGCCCGGCAGGCCGTCATAGTCGATCTCGACATCCGTCTCCTGCAGGCGATCACCGATATATGAGAGTTCCAGGATGCGATAACGCGGCATCTTTTTCCTTTCCATGTATCGCAGAGGGTGTATCGCAAGGGCAAAGGCGAAGCCGCTGGCGATGACAGCCGTGCCGGCATGCCGGCATACCGTGCTTCCTGCCCTTGCTCCTCCGCCGTCCTCGGGTTTGACCCGAGGCTGACAGAGGAGCAGCGCGGTCGGATCGATCAGAAGCCGCTCACATTGAGCCCTTCGGCATAAGCGACATTGGCCTGCAGGTCGAGCGCCAGGCCCGCCGTGAACTTGCCGGCGGTGAGCGGTCCGGTCGCCACCGTGTAGGTGACGCCGAGATAGCGCTTGCCGGCGGTACGAGAAGCCGGCACATCGCCGCGCAGAAGCTGCGTACCCGCGGTCAAGCTGGCCTTGCCGATCGCATCGGTCTGTTCCAGGACGACGGGATTGGTCAGCAGGTCGGCGCTATCGGCCGCCACCAGCGCGAACTGCACCGTGGCGGCACCGGCGGCTGCCACATCCTGGGTGACGGCGACGAAGAATTCCACGTCGCGGCCGGGACCGAGATCGCGAGTGGCGCTGAGATCGATCACATTGGTGGAGTTGGCGGTCACCGTCACCGCCTGATTGCTGGAGAAGAGATTGGTACTGTCGAGAATCATGTTTTTGTCCTTTGCGGTGGAAGCGGACGGGTACGATGGCGCTTGCATCCGGCAGCGGCGCTTTTGCGCTACCGCACCCATTCGGCATTGATGAAGTGTGCTCAGACTACCCGCGCTTCCGTGTTCAGCAGCTGATCGACCAGCCGGATCGGAATGCCGCGGAAGGCCGTCAACGGATTGCCCTGAGCATCCTCGACCGTGTGGAAGCCAAGGGTCGGCTTTTCCGTTTGCTGGATGTCGGCCCAGGTCTTGACCGCACGGTTGACATAGAAGACCGGCCGGCCGAGCTTCAGGCTGGGGATCTTACCCATGGCACGGATGAACAGGCGCTGCAGATTGACCGGCGAGCCGCCCGACAGCGACGGCACGTCGATATTGGCGATGCGCACGGCAAAGCGCCAGTCGCGCACGGTCAGGCCACATTTCCACTGGTACTTGGTCTGATAGGCCTGGTACTTGCCACCGCTGCCGTCATCAATTGGCGCCGGCGTCGAGACATCCTCATGGGTCAGGCCGGCTTTGGTCTTCTTCGGATAGATACCGTGGATGGTGCGCTTGCCCCAGACGATCAGCCAGATGCTGGTATTGGTCGAGCCCGTGCCGCCGGCATCGATCACGTTATTGGCGGTCTGCGCCAGGGCGCTCTGCACCGTGTTGTAGCGCGGCGCGAGGCCCTGAAAACGTTCCGGATTGGCGGCGATATTGCCGTAGAAGAGGGTCTGCGCCATCTGCTGGTTCATACCCTCAAGAAAGGCTTCGTCTTCCGAGAGGCGGAAATCGGCCGCGTTGCCATTGAGATCGGCGAGATCCTTGTCGACGATGCTGTAGGTTTCCAACATGCCGCAGGTATCCGTGATCTGCGCCGTGGTCGATTTCTGCGGCTGGGCGCCCTGATAGAGCAGGCGCCAGGTTGCCTGCGGCAGGCCGGTGCGAATGGTCGTCAGATGGCCGGTCGGCAGATTGCCTTCCACCCAGACCATATCGTCCAGCACTTCGTTGGTTTGCGAAAGAATGTCGATCACATCCGCGATCTTGTCGTCAGCGGTCATCCGCTTCGCCAGATCCGTGATGCTCAAATACTGACCACCGATAGTCGCCATGAAGTACTCCTGTTGGTGACAGGCCGAAACTGCGACAGCCGTTCAGTCGCGCGGTTTCAGTGTCGTTGTGAGGGAAGCCGCCGCTCAGTCGCGCGGCTTCAGCGGGTCATTGGGATAGAGACGATCGGCGCGGCTGCGGTACTCATGGGCGACGCCGCGCCCCAGCACCAGAGCATCTTCCGAAATCGCCTTGCCGATGCGGATGAAGGCCCGGACAACATCCGGATGATTGCCCGCACCACTGATATTCAAGGCCTGCCGCAGCGCCTCGCCACCGAAACGGTCGACCGCCTTGGCCGCGATGGCGAGATTGCTGCCAAGCTTGGCGCCGCCGATCTCGCGATCGGCTTTGACGGCCTGCTGCCAGTCGCGCTGAGTATCTGCCCAGATCCGATAAGGCGTTTCGACGGCCTCTTTCAGCTTTGCCGCATAGAGGTCGACATAGGATTGCGCGCGTTCCTGGCTGAGGCCATCGGCAGCAAACAGCTGTTTTGCCTCGGTCAGGGATTGCGGGTCGACATCGATGCCCTCGGGCAGGGTGAAGTCCGCATAAGGGCCCGCCGCTTGCGTTTCGGCGTCATTCGCGCCTGGCGCATTTGCGGCATCGTCTTGCGGTCGCTCGGTGCCGGCCGGCGCTGGCGCCGCATGATCGGCAGTACCCTCCGATTGGCCGAGCATCGTCTGGCTAGGGGCGACCGCCTCGGTGGTGGACTGCGCGGTTTCACTGTCAGACATGGGATAGATCCTTTCGTGCCTCTTTGGTCATGGTGACGTAGAGATCGGGACAAAGCCGATTGATCTGCTCCAGGGCCCAAAGACCGATCTGCCTCTTGCCTTCGTTCATGAAGGTGTAGCTGTTGCCGGTCATGATCGGCTGGAACACCTGCGCCTCGCCCAGCAGCCGCCAGATGAAGGCGCGGAAGGCCGGCAGCTGCATCAGCGCCTTGAAATCTTCAGCCTCCTGCCGCGACTGCCGCCGCAGTTTTTCCCGGCGGTCGTCAACTTGCGCGTTGTCGCCGAGATCGATGTTGTCGCTCACGCATGCCCCCTTGTTTGACATCACGGCCACCTTCCCATCGCCCTCCGGGGAGAGGGTCGGGTAAGGAGAAAGACTGAAGGCTGCCGGCTTCACGCCAGCGATTTTTCACTGCCCGCCAGAAGACGCACCGCCCGGCAAAGTGCCACCGCCTGGGATCGCCGCGCCCAGCCTGCCGACCACCTGGTCCAGCGCCGAGCCACCGCTATTGAGCTTCGCCTCGGACAAGGTCTTGGTGCTCTGTACCGCCTGCTGCGTTGCCGCCATCATCTGCTGTTGCTGCATCGCCTGGGCGCGCGCCGCGCGTGCCTTGCCGACCTGGTCGCTGGCGAGGACGATGCGCGGCGAGATACCGAGGGCATCGCCGTATTCATCGACCGCGGCATCGAAATCGATCTTGTCGAGGACTTCCGGCTTGGCGCCGGCGAGATTGCCGACGAAGCCGGCGATGCGTTCGATGCTGCCGGTTTCCGCCGCCTTCTGCGCCTGGGCCAGTGTCGATATATAGTCGATATCAAGTTCCTGGCCACGCAGCTCCGCCGGCGGCTCCGGCAACAGGCCGTTGGCCAGCATGATGTTGAAGATGCGGTCGATGGCCGGGTCGAGCAGCTCGTCATGCAGCCGCTCCAGCACCGGGCCCAGCATCAGCAGCTTCTCCTGCTTGCGCTCGATGATCTCAGTCGCCGAACGCACGTCGTCGAGCTGCGAGATCATCAGGAAGAGATCGGCAAAGAAGGCCTGATTGATCTGGTTGCGAATATCCTCGATATCGGCGCGCAATTCGCCGAGTTGGATATTGACCTGATAGGCCGGCGTGAAACCGGCGCCGCTGCCGCTATTGGGGGTATAGGTGATGCCGCCCGGCAGAACCGACATCTCTTGGTTCTTCATTTGCACATTGGCGATCATCGGCGGATTGACCTGCTTGGCGATACCCTGGGCCTTCTGCTTCTGCTCGAACTGCAGTTGCCGGACGAAAGGCAGGGCATCCATGCCCGGTGAGCGACCATAGGTCTCGGCCGCAGTGAGATGCCAGCGTGCCGCCTGGAAGGGCCGTTCCTTGAAACCGCTGACACTGAGCGGCACCTCGCCTCCGACCTCCCAATAGACCGAGCGATAAGGCATATTGCCGTTATCAATATAGCCGATCACCCGCTTGTCATTGGGCTCGATCGCATGGCAGACGCGATGCTCGTGATCCAGCTGGCCATCGCGATAGCGCTGCTGCACTAGGTCGGAGCAATTCTCCAGCCCGAACCGTTCCACCATCCCGGCCACCGTCATGGTGAAGTCGCGATAGAGGGTGTCCACCGTCAGGCGATGATCCTGGGCAATGAGATAGTCGCCGACGGTCAGCGGATAACAGCGGATGACATCGCGTTCGTCTTCGAGCACCAGGTTGACCGCCGTGCCAAAGACCGCCAGCTCCTCGTAGAGTGTCGCGAAGGCGTTATAGAAATTCGACTTCGCCATCACCCGCAGCATGCGTTTGCGGACTTCGTCCAGCCACAATTTGACCGGCGCATAGTCGGCCAGCTTGGGGTCCGGCAGGCTCAGGCGAAACCACGGTCGCGCCGGCGAAGTGACACCCGACATCAGGCCGGAAGCACAGATGCGCGCGGCAATGGTGCCCGTGCTGTCGATGATGCGCTGGTTCCGCTTGCCGCCGCGACTACTGTCGAGCTGGCCATTGATGAGCGCACGGCCACGACGCGGCAGGATGACGTCGCTGAGATCCTGCCAATGGGTCAGATAGCTGCGCCGCTCGTCCTCCAGCGCTGCCTTGCGGCGCGCCAGCTGCCGCAGCAGATCGCCCTGCCGCGACGTGGAGTTGGACGCTTCTGTCGCAATCGCCGTCTTCATATCACTGCCGCGGGAATAGCCTGAGCCATGTGTCTTCACCGAATGATTCATCCTGCTGTTATGCGGATGGAGCTTGCCGAGAGCGGCAAACGGACCGAGGCGGCCAAACCATCGCGCGCGACCGTCAATCAAAGGCGGCTCCCTCATCGCCCCACGCTCGGGAGCAGCGCGGTCGATCGGAGGAGGCACCATCGCAATCCGCTTCGCCCCGGCGAATGCCGGCGGGGATAGCGAAGCGGATCGGGATGAGGGAGCCCGGCGGCGCCCGTTACCGGCGCTGCCGATCAGGCGAACTCAGATCTGGGATCGCATGCGACCAGTTCGTGCCTGGGCGCTGAGGGAGTTGCGATCGCCTCCACACACTGCTTCGTCATCGGCCAGCCCTCACTGCCCAAGCAATGTCTTGCCCAGCGCCGCCGTGCTGCCCAGCCCCTGGCCATTGGTCAGAATGGTGCTGGCGGCACCCGCAGCCGCCAGGGCCCGGGAACGCGAATCGTTGCGCGCCTTGACCACGGCGGCGTCCTGTTCCTGGGGAACGGGCGGCGGCGGTGGGGGCGGCGCAGGCGGCTTCGGGGCGGAGGCACCCATGCACATGCGAATTCCTTTCGGTTGGAAACGGCGCGGAGGTCGTTGTGTATTTCTCAATAGTATGCGATCGCTGTGTTAAAATCAACATCTTTCGAAACGTTGAGTTGGTATCAACAAAACGTCGGCGCAATTCGCGGAATGACGGCAATGAGGGTAGAGCGGCGGGTAGCAGCAACGGCGTGATCCGAGCCGGGACCATCTGTGGCCGCAGCCATGACGGCCTCGTTCATCGCTCGGTCATGTTCCTGCAGGAAGATCGACGACGCGATACTAGGGCCCGTGTGTCAGCCAATCGTTACGATAGCGTGACACAAATCTGTCAGCGTCGGTTGATGCCGGCGACCGGATTGCCTCTGTGGAAGACGGCTGATGCCGATTGTTTGCGCCGGCCGCCGGCGATAGGTTGATCGACACATCGGGTGAAAATCGCGATGGCTTCTTGACCATAACCGGCGTCACCGGTGACAGGACGCGCGGAACAAGAAGTGCGCGATGCAAGAAGTACAGGGGGTGAAATACGATGACCAGGAGGTATGTCATGCTGAAAAGCGTATGGTTACATTGTGGTCTTTCATCGGTCCGCCGCCCATCGATTCATCTCGCGGTGATCACCCTTGTCTTGGCATTGTTGCAGTTTTCCGTTGATATGACTTCCGGCCCAGCCAGCGGCGTTGCGCTATCCCGCGCGCTCGCGATATCGCAGGCCGAGGCAGCGACCAGTCTGCCGGCGATCGACGCAGCCCTTGCCGCTCAGATGTCGGATAAGGCGCATAAGGACTGGAACCCCGACGCGGAGTTGATTCAGATCATCGCCACCACGACCGATGATGGCACGGCTGATGCCAGTGTCTCTGTACCGGTTTCTTTCTTTTTCCGCGTTGACGGTAAGGGTTATCAGATAACGCTCAGCCGTTATGGCGAGATCCTCGGTGCGCCGGCGCCTTTGCCACCGACTGCCGTCGAGGCGGTACCGGTTCAATTCATCAGCCTGAAGGATGCACTGGCCCTTGCCCGCGCCAAGGGCTTCAGCCAAACTGGCCCCCTGCATCCGGTGTTGCAATCCTTGACCAGCACTGACGGCTTGCAAAAGATTGGCTGGCTCTTTGCTGCGCCAGGCGATCCCTTGACCAAGCAGATCTTCGTCAGTGCGGAGGGCCATCAGATCGGCAGCGTCCAGCAACTCTTCGGCAGCGTCCGCCAATAG